GTTTTATACCAGTATTGGTCTGGGTCCTGACAGGGAATCAACCTTGTCTCCAATCCACACTATTAGCAAGGCACCTACGGTTTATCTGTGGGGAGAGCTAACATAACAAACTAATTCATATATGGAACCTAAATTATTTATTATAAAGAAAGTACTAAGTACGATCTTAAATTCTAAACAAAGTTTGAACCGAAATCCAAAAGGATTGTCAGTTAAAGAGTTTGAGCGCTTCTTCGATGCATATGCTGAGAAATTCGTAAAGACACTTCAAAACAATGGTAAAGAATACACACTCGTTCTCTTCAAAGAACTACATGATCAGTCGGTTAGTCTCGTTACAAATGAAACCTGGTCTCCTATTCCGTTCCACAAGGCGAACAAAGAAGGTATAAGTACTCTGCTTATTCCCGTATTAACTCATCTTCGTAGTGACAGATATAGTGATATCAGGATGATTTTATCAGTAACTAGGTTACACGAATCCATCAGGCTAAAGCCAAAGCTAGACTTAACCTCTATAGTAACACCCTATGGTGGAACAAGAGATTTGAGTGAATTCACCAAAGAATTTTGCTCTGAATTTCTCCAAAACTCATCTCAGGTGAGAAGGCTGAAACAATCCCTTCCAAACCTTAGGATCTCACAAGGGCTTATTGGTCGAATCAGATCTGGACCGAACGGGCAGGCGATAGTTACAAGTCACTATGACGCAGTAGCGGTAACCAGAGATAAAGAATTACACACTTCTATCATGGGGTTTAATCAATTGTTAAATCAATCAAACATAACCCATAACATGGAGTGGTGTGCATCCTTATCTTCTGAGTTACAATTACCGAAATCTATAGCGACGGGTAAAATATCACTTGCCGCAGAACGGGCCGGAAAGACAAGACTATTCGCAATTGGAGACTATTGGTCACAGAACAGCTTACAAACTTTGCACGACTGGCTTATGAAAATATTGAGAAGTATACCGACAGATGGAACTTATGATCAAGGAGCTGCATTCGAAAGAATCCAGTCCAAGAAAGTGAGTTACATGGTCAGTTACGACATCAGTAAATTTACTTGCCGAGTACCGCTTAGTTTACAAACCGCAATGCTAAGTTACTATACATCCCATGATTTGGGCCACTATTGGGAAGGTATTGTTGGAAACCGAGAATTTCGCTGTCCAAACGGTGATTTTGTTAGTTGGAATGTTGGTCAACCACTTGGACTTTTGTCTTCGTGGGCAACCTGCACCCTCCTACATCATCACCTTGTCTGGTTTGCAAGTTACCGGTTCTTTAACGATAACCGTCCCTTTAATGGATACCAAATTTTAGGAGATGATATTGTAATATGGCATAAAGGCGTTGCTAAAGCTTACGCTTGCATATTGAGTGAATTGGGCATAGAAATAAATCTGTCAAAATCAAAATTGTATAGTGGAGAAAGAGGTAAACCACAAATCTTCGAATTTGCTAAACGCGTAAGCGTTGAACAGAACGAGATAACTGGGATACCCTTTGACCTACTTTCAATGGCGACTAAGTCAGTTTATAACTATGTTGACTTGGTATTATACCTTGTCGAAACCAAACTTTTACGTGTAAACGAAAATTTAGCCCACCTCGAATACCTATCCCCTAAGGGAAGATATATTTTAGAAATTCTTCTTTGGGAAAAGGGTCTTGGGCGCCCCGCATGGCTTGATGGCCGATTGGGTAACGCTTTTGAAGAAACCACCCTTCTGAATGAACTCCGCAAACAAGTTGCGAGGGTCAGACTTCAGGGCTTCCAAGAATTAATCGAGGACCTTGATAGACTCTGTTACTCAAGCAATTTAGAGCAAGAGCTTATGAAGGCGGGGGTCGCGTATTCCGATACGCTGATTGGGTATGCAAGTGAATATTACCATCCTATCGTCCACGCCTTAAATGACGTGGGGATGAAAATGTATGAAACACTTCCTATCCTTGAAGATATCGCGAATGCAGATGCAAACGGGAGTGGACTAGAATTACCTGAGTTAACAGAAGTCGAGTATTTGCCTTTACCTTATATGGGTGCTCATTTTGAGCGTCCAGGAAAGAGAAATCCCGAACGTCTAAAGAAACATTCACAGCTAGTATTAACAGCAACCAAACAATTGAAAGACAGTCCATACGGATTCGTTTTGATCAATGATCCAGAATCTAAAAGATCGCCTTCCCGGGTAATAATAGGGTAGGTATACTTGGT